CCTCGATGGAAAGGAGGGTTACTCCTAACTACCTCGGTCCAGAGTCCCACCTATACCCTTGTGACCATTAGGTCATCAAGCGGAGCCTCAATCCCTGGTCGGTACTTACGTACCGACTTCAGGATCCAGGTCATATGTCTCCGGGCGCGTCGTTCCTTCAATTCAGAAGTGAATGACACGTCCCAAAGAGTACGACCTGAGGCACGGTTTACCACCGTAAGGAAATCTCTGGACGACCCACGGTAGTCCTCTACAAATCTCGCTCGGATCCTACTTATCCAAAAGTAGTACCGAGTCAAGAAATTAGAGGCCACCGGGTAGTTGACGGTCTCGATGTACGCGCGTAACGCGTACACGAACAACCGTCCGGCTGATCTGCAGGTAACTGAAATCAGCCACCAGCCGAGTGGTGTCATCCACAAGATGATCCACAAGGCTAACCCTCTTGGGACCCTCCGCCCTAAAAAGCGGTTTAGGTCCGGAACCACTGTTTCCAGTGGTTTCTTCCAGTTTACTGGAAGGAGAGCAGCCAGGTGACTTGCGAACGCAAGGTCTTCCAAGTACTTATAAATCCCAATCTCCTGGGTTGGGCGAGAGGCTCTAGTTCTCACTAGTTCCTCGAGCTCTTCCACAGTAAGAGAAGGAAGCATTTGTACAAGGAAGATACCTTGCCATAGCGGGAATCCTGGCTGAACACACATAGCAAAAACTATGCGTATCTGGTTTTGGAGTTCCCAAATCGGTGTAGTAAACCGAGGTGGAACCCGAAGCAAGAACGCAACGGTTCTAGCTATAGCTATCGGGAAAAGGGAATGGCCTCTCTTCACAACGTGTGCAAAGAGTGTAGCTGAATCCCCAGGATTGACTACGGCCTGATAAATCAGACCAATAGGTATTCCAGAGAGATCCTCACCGTTACGAACGAGCCTTTTACAGAACTCGAACGTTCCGGTGCTCGACACCAGTGATTTACTCATTGATATCGACACTCCCCAACCTGTAACTACGGCCAGGTAACGTGAAGCGACGGCATCGTTAAGAATAACGACGTCATCGCCCACAATACCGTAATCCCCAAACCATCCCGAGAAGCCCTCTAAGTGTGCACAGTACTGGACGATAGCATGGTGTGCTAAAGCCAGCATGGCCCAAGAAGAGTAGGCTCCCATTGGTTGCCCAACGGCATACCGACGGTCCTCCCGGTGGGACTCACGTCCCCCGGATGCGTTGACAGTGCTCCATCTGTCCTCCCAATTACGGAAGGTCAGTAAAGCACGCCAGAAGACGCTGAAAGATCCGTCGAAAAGACGGGTCAGCATCAACTGGTAGATATCAACTGGGATCCGATCAGTCGCTGAGGATAGATCGTAAGAGTAAGCGGTAAACGTTGCTCCCTGTTCCTGGGCCTGTATTAACCCTTCTCCGACTTTACGTTGGAGCATGGCAACACAGGACTCCTGACCAAATGTACCGTCCTGAGGAATCTCCCGTAGGACTGCGAAGATCGCTCTGTGCAGTGGTTTTAAAGCCATCTGCGTCCAGAAATCGACAATCGCAACTACACGGATCTTCCCCGCAGCTTCCTCTAATCGAGAAAGCCGGGCGGTTACACCCAGTTTGGAAACCCGGGGACGGATGCTGAAAAGGTACCGAAGGTAAACCAAACGTGGCCTAGGCCACGTTGGAACCAACCTAATCGGAAGCCCACAATCATCTCTATTCCCTCGTAGGGTTTAACCCCCTTGAGAGAAACAGGGAACGAAAGTGAGCAGACCGAAAATAGGAAGGCTAGCCAACCGATTACTAATCGGAAGGCCCAATACCAACGACGCCCGTAGGCATGGTTCACAAATTTCAACAGGTGAGTCAGGTTCTCAGGTTCACAGTATTTTAGTACTGCTGCGTCTTTCAACGCAGAAACTGAGGCCCGACCCCCGTTGGGACCAACTGAAGTGGACAACGTCGCAAACGACGGTCGACCCAGGCGAATCCGTTGTGGTAACATGGCAAAGAAGGTAGGCAGGAACGTGCTAAAGTCGCCCCAGTCCTCCACCGAACCGGTGAAAGGACCAGTAATCGACTCTATCTTAAGTATACCAGGGGTAACTAACCCTCGGTACACTCCAAGAATACTAAGAGCACAAACAGTGCAAATGGTATGCCCACTCCTAACCCATCCTCTGAGCCTAGTGGGAAGAATGGTCGGAAGACCTCCACTCAACCCAACCATGACTGAGCCTTCGCAGACTCGTAATGGGACACCGGCGACATAGTGTTGCACCACTCTTACGCACTCTTTTAAGTACGCAATTGTGAATGTAGCACCGTTCGCCAGGTACAGGGCCTCAATCTTTTTCGGC